TCTAAGATCAGTTGGTCAAAGTCACAATGGTTTTGAATCCACAAAGCTACTTCTAAATTAGATACACCAGCTATTTCAAAATCTGTTGCATTTCCTGTAGTATGTTGTGATGTTTTTTTACTTCCTATTGCCTCGCATAGTTCTTCTGATCTATAACCAGATGTAATAGTTACAGGCTTATCAAACTTTATTCTTACAGGCTCAAGTATTTCATAACAAAGATCGCCTAAGTTTTTAATCTCTCCAGCACCAGCTTTATTCTTAATACCTTTTCTTGTAGCAGTTTGTGATTTTTCAAATTCTTCTAATGTAAAATGTTTTGATAATTGCATGATTACCTCGCTACTGTTGGAATTCCTGTAGATGTAACAAATGGATTTTCTGCAAATGCCATGTAGATGTATGATGCACCTGAAGAATTTAAAGATATGTTTGTTCCTCTTTGTTTTATTCCATTAGAAAGAAAATCTACATAAATATCACTAAATTCTTGTTCTGTTGAACTTGTATCAGCTTGTAAATAAGAATCTGTAATATTAAATGTGTTTCTTTTATTATCAAATAAAGACCAATTACTTGTACTACTTGTTCTTTTAAATAAAACAAAAGCTGGTTTAAATCCTGTATAGATAAATGTTCCATTAGCATTTCCATTACCTGTGTAGCTTCCAAACTTACTAAATCCTTTTTTCTCTGCAAAGCAGTAGGCTATTATTGATTCACCACTAGCATTCCAATCAGTATCACTACCTATTCCAAAAGTAGTTGATGAAAAACTTTGAAATCCTGTACCAGCAGAATCTATTGCATTGGTATCATTTAAATTTAAATATTGATTAACACTTCCAATTGCATCACCACCAACGTGCCAACCTGAAGCTCTATCTCTATTTTTTATTATAACTATTTTAGGAATTGCACCTAATCCATGACCAACAGTAGCATTACTTCCTGTTCCTGTATAAGACACAATACTAAATCCACTTACAGTTGATGCTGAAACTGTTGATGTGATACTTCCATCTGTGTTTGATGCTGTTGTGTTTGAGGCTAACCAGTTCCATGATACTACATTAGACGAACTTTTATTTGTTCCTATATAAGAACCTAAAGAAAATCCATCTGAATCAAAACTTGTTACTCTGTTAGATGCAGTTCCCTCTGACGCAGTTTCATTACTATTTAAATATTTTGTATTTCCTCTAACAACATCTACTAATTGATGAGAATAAGCATTATCTCTATCTTTTAACCATATCCAATCAGGTTGAAATCCCACAGACGAAATTGATTGTGTTGAACCATTTCCTGTATAAAGTTTAGTATTAAAATAATCTGTTGGTTTATCTATATCTGTGTAAGCCATTATCCATACTCCGCTAAATTTTTTGTGTTAAGTGCATAATATCCTGATGGTACAGAATATTCAAAGTTTCCATAGCCATTACCATCACTATTTCCTGATGAGATTGTGAATGTTGGATTGCCGAAGTTACACTCAAAAATAGCATCACCACTTGTGCTTGTGTCACTAATTGATGGAAACATAACTTTTCCAGTTGTTAATCCTGTTATTGTTCCTTGTGATACTCCATTTTTATAAAAAGTTATTTCTGCATCATCAGAATTATAAGCAACACCAATTATATCTCCATCTCCATAAGTAGCTCCATAAGATGTTGAAGTTCCATTTACAACTTTATTTCCACTGTTAAGGTAGATAACAAATGTTCCACTACTCGGTTGCCATGTATTTGCGTCCATATCTTCAGCAGAAATTCCAACCCCAGAGCCATCAGATGAAGTAATTTTTACTTCAAAAAACCATTTTCCGCTATCTTGTATTCCTATCGTTCCTCTTGCTGTTCCTTTATAAGAACTAGACGAAGTACCTTTACAATTTCCATCTGAATAAGAAAATGTAGTTACAGGATATAAAGGATTTAAAGTACAATAATTATTAGTCGGTGTATCAGTAGTTTGATCTATGCTAGTTAAATTATTTACTGTGAAGTTATTGCCATTACCTGATACATCTGCACCTAGACTACCAGAGTTTTCAAAGTCTAAATAGAATCCATTTGTGCCAAAGGTTAAACCAGATACATTTATTGGTTTCCATATTACTGTGTCTTCGTCAAATTCTCCAAATGATGTTTGGTCTAATGCTTGACCATCTAAAACACAATATTCTGCTAACATTAAAGTAAAATAAGAATATGGAGTACCATCTGTTCTTCTTCCAATATCCATATCATCTCCATTGTTTGAAATTTTTACAGTTGTGTTTTGTGCTGGATATGTTGCTGTACTGAAAGATGTTTCTTGTACTCCATTGATATATAATTTTACTCTATCTGAAGCTGTACTTAGTGTTGTATCTATTTCATAAACAATATGATACCAAGCAGATGGGTCTCTAAAAACTCTATTCGTAATTAAAGCAATATCATTAGAACCACCTGTTCTACTTCTTAAATATAATGTTCTTGATCCTCCGTTTAATCTAATCCATGAATTATTTGATGTAGTTTGATCTCCGCCCATATATATATATTGTTCTATACTGTCATCATCTTCAGTTAATTTAAACCAAAAAGAAACTGTGTATTTTGTATTAAAAGAACCAGCCGAACAAGTTCTAGTTAAATATTGTGCTGAACCATTATCAAATCTTAATGAATTAGCTACATCATAGCCTGTATCTTTTATGGAGTTAGTTCCAAGTATTAGTGGCATTAAATCTCCTCAGGAAATTCTGCTAATGGTCTTGTGAATACAGGATTTGCTTCTGTTCCTGTGTTTGTGTATTCGTATAATGCTTTTAGTTCATCAACAGTAGTACAAGCATCTATTTGAGTTTCCATTTCATTAGATTTAGTTCTAACATCTGCTCTAAAAGATAATATGTTTGCTGGAATATCATAGTCAGCTACTTCAGTTGATTTAACTACATACCAATCAGTAGGTGCTAATAATCCTGATGCTTGTTGTTTTACAATTCTTTTCTTTTCAGTTTTTAAACCATAATTAATTACTTGGTTGCCATCATCATCTAATAAATTATTACCATCTTCATCTACTGCGTTTTCATCATTTAATCTTTTAGCAGTTGCAGTTCCCCAAGATTTAGTAACTTGACCATTTGCAAAGTTATATTGTTCATTAGTGTTATTATAGTATGCTGGGTCTTTGTAATTAGTTGAATCAGTTATAACCTCATAAATACCTATTGCATTTAATTCAGCTTGTGACCATAACTGAAATATTTTAGCTGGGTATCTTACATCTCCTATTACTACTGATTTAGGATTATTAATATATTGTGTAATATTGTTATCTTCTACTATTGCGTACATATTTTAACTTTCACTTAGGTTTAATGTTCTACCAACTTCTTGCCAAATAGAACCATTGTATTTAAAAACTAGAATATCAGTTTTACCATCTGTTGAAGTAAATGTTGGTGCTGTACTTCCAGCAAATTCAAATACTGTATTAAAAGCTATTGTGTGTGAGCCATTGTAATTAATTTCTACACAAATAAAAGCACCCTCTACAGAATTAGTAGGTGCAGAGAATGTAGTATTTTCTGTTGTTAGATGATATGCGTTTGGTTTAGCTTGTACATCCCAAGCTACTGCATTTGATGATGAAGTTAATGCTTGTTGTGGAATGTAAGCTAGATCGTTAAATTTAATCTTTCCTGTTCCATTTGGAGAAAATTCAATATCGCCATTTGATGTTGAAACAAAACTATTTCCATTAACATCTAAATCGCCACCTAATTGTGGAGTTGTATCTGAAACTATATCGAATGAAACTGAACTATCTAACCAATTAACTGTGTTAGCTGTGTGGTCTAAAGTTGCAAGAGATATATCATCTGCACCATCATAATATTTTAAAGTAGGAGTAGTTGCTGAAGTTGTATCTAGCCAAATCGTACCAGCTACTGCACCACTTGGTCTTGATGTACCAGAATTAGATGTATTTATAGCCTCAAGAACATTGTTTAAATCAGTTCTAAAAGCTGGGAATGATTGGTTCGCTATGTCGTAATCGTGTTGTGCCATGATGTGTTTATACTCCTTTTAAAACCCTTTTGCAATAAAATCAAATGTTTTAGATATTGCTGTATCACTTGAATTTTTAAATGTTACATCAAATCCATTAATAGTTTTATTTTCTACTAAAAAATAATCTCCTGTGGACATTCCTTGTCCTGTAATTCCAACTGCATAATTAACAGTTTTATATGGATTTGTAAATGTTACAGTTTTAGTTCCAGCACCAGATACTATATCATTTCCACTAAATATTCTATCAGGCATATCAATAGTAACTGTTACTGCTGAAACTCTAGGAGTAGAAGCACCATCTCTTGAAATTAATACTACTCTAAATTTAAAATATCTTGCTGTATAATCTCCAATTACAAAGTTTTGGAAAGCTGTATAAGTTACATTATCATCACTTGTTGCAACTTCTATATGTGCATTAGCATTAGCTGGTGTATCCCCATCAAAGTTAGAAGAAGCAGAATCGAATAATCCTGATCTATTATCGAATAAGTCATCTGGGTTATCTGATGTTTGCGTTAATGATGCTGTAATTCTAGCTGTGTGTTTAGCACCTATATCAATTACATCTGCAAATAAATAATTACCACTTGCAAAAAAATCTGCATTAGCAACACCAGAATCAAAGAATCTACTTGTTTCATCATCAAAGTTTCCTTGTGCTGAATCAAATAATTCAGATGAATCTAATTCAATAGCATCATCTGTAATAACTGTATTTGTTAAAGTTCCATCAAAATCTGGGTGTTCTGATTGTGTTGTAATTGTGTTAAAATTAGCAACTCCTGTTACATTAGAAATAATAGCTGTAGCATTTGAACTAAAGTTACCAAGTTTATCTACTGCTTTCAAAAGATAAGTTCCAGCCCTAGCTGGTACAGATATTGAAGTTGCTGGTCTTGATACTTTTTCTACTAATGCTACTGAGTTCTGCCAATCAGCAGTTCCATCTGTTTCTTCACTAAATCTTAAATTATAATATGCTAAATCAAGATCAGGTATTTGTGTCCATGATAAGTGAGCCTCTTGTCCTACAATATTACAAGCAAAATCTTCTACATCACTAGGTGGTTCAATAGCACCAATGATTGTTCTTTGTGCTGAAACATAGGTTGATGATACACCTAAACTATTAACAGCTTTAACTCTGACATCATAAGTTTCTTGGTCAATTACATTTAAAACTCTGTGATTTAATCCTGAACCTTGTGCATAAATAATAAAATCTGAATCTGTACTCCTTTTGTACTCTACTTGGTAATAATCAATAAAGCTATCTGGAGAAGCACCTATTGATACATCTAAAGCTACAATTACAGTTCCATCATTATATTCAATTAAGGTATCATCTAATGTTACACTTGCTGGTGGTTGGATAGTAAATGGATTAGGTAAGTTTGTTGTTGGTGTTGCTGTAGCTTGTGTTTTAGTTGCCCAAGTATAATGACTATCTTGATGTTCTACTAAAGATAACCCAACAGTAAAATCTTCATTAAATGTAATTCCAAGAACTCTAAAAGGTTTAGCAGAAAATCCTAAAGAAGAATGTGTAATATTTACTATATCGCCAATCGCTAAATCATAAGCATCTAAACTAACTGTAATACCTAGAGATAATGCTTCTCTACTTCTTCTAAGTATAACTTCTGCCATTTCTTCTGCTTGATATTGGCTAGTAATTGTACTAAATGAAAATCTACCCTCTAATAAAAAACCACCATCAGCATTTTTCATAGTTGCGTGTTGATCTGAACTTGGTAATCCTGAATCGTCAATAGGTGGCCATTGAATTTCATTAACTTGATAATTTCTTGATGGGTCAATAAATCCAACTATAACTCTATTATATTTTTCGTTTTTATCAGGTGTTGTTAAACTATATCCACCTATAATATCATCTTCTGTTAATGTAATACTTGCAGTTCCTGTTGTCTCGATAACTAAACTATATTTACCAGCACTATAGGGAAGATAGCCTCTACAACCTTTTATAAGTTCTCTAACATTGGTTAAGATATTTCTTGAAGTATCAAGAGCAGTATTTGTGTCAAAAATATTTATATCACTACCACCTGAATATGGTGTTACTTGTGTTTCACAAACTTGTGAAGCATCATAAAAACTTTGTAAATCTATCTCTGATGTTGTTAAACCTTTTCCATATCTAGTGTTAGTTAAATAGTCTAATAAACACCATGCTGGATTTGTTTGATAACTTGCAGATTGTTCAACAAGACTTGCATTATATGTTTTAACTTTCTTACCTTGTATCTTTGCTTGTATTTTAGGAAGACCAGCAAATGCGTCAGAGTTCCATTTTAATCTAACTGCTAAATAACAAAGACCAGATAATTTATGATTACTTCCCCAAGATGATAATGTAGATAATAAAGATGATGCTGATTGACCATCAGTTCCATAATGTGGCTCTAATCTAATAAGACTTTCAGCACTTGAACCATCAACATTTGGGTCAGCTTTATAAAAATTAGAATCAGAACTATCTACTTCTACTGCTGAACCATCTGATAAGCTAGATGCAAATGTAACAACTTTATCATCTACTCTAATTTCAGTTATATCGTTTATTTCTCCCTCTGACATAACGATAGCCATATATAAATAAGTGTTATCTGTGCCAGAAGTTTCCATAAACACCCTAGTTCCCCCTGTAAGTCTTTCTCCATAAATTACAGGAATGTTTGCGTCATTAGATTGTTTATTAACTAATAATCCTCTTTCAAAATCATCAAAAGAGTTAGTTCCAAAATCTTCTATTTCAGGAACTTTTGGTCTTAATATCCAAGATAAAAATAAACTAATTCCTAAAGCAACAAAAGGATTTATATTAAATACATTTGTAACAACACTTGTTACAGCACTTCTAATTGGTTTTGGTATAAATTTTTTCCAACCCATTATGCTCTACCCCACTTAATATCTAATACAGTTTGCGAACTAAAATCCATTCCAACATCTGTATTAAAAAATCTTTGTTGTGATACATTGTTTGTTTTACGACCATTCTTTTTTTCAAAATCAGCCCAATGTGAAACTATTGATAAACCAACTGTGCTATCTTTTTCTGATTCTTGTATTCCAAAACTTTCTATATGACCTTTATATAAAAGAAATGGGTCAGCAATTAATGTGTTAGAATCATTTAAAAATCCTCTATAAATATCTACTGTGTCATTAGTTACATTTTCATTTAAAACTAAAGATATAAATGTTTGATCTGCTCCTGATAATGTTAAATTTAAACTAGCTTTAGTTAAATCTGTTTGTTCAGTATGATTAGATATACCTAATACAAAATCACTAGAAGAATAGGTAACTGATGAGCCTGAAACTGATGATGTTAGATCAAATGAGCAATCTGTTATATTAATAGGAGTAGAAAAACCAATAGTAATAAGATGAACAGGCCTAATATCATTAGTCGCTAGTTCGTTCTTTATCGCTGTTGTTAGACTTCTCGTCATATAGTTCGTAATTAGTTTGGGTTACACTTTCTGTACCTTTTAACATAGTATATTCAAATTTGCTATTAGGTTTCTTGTATTCTTTAAGATCGTTAATACTAGCATCTATTTGATCTTCATTCACAATAACTTCGGCAATAAAATCGGCAGTTATCTTGTGGGTTATTTTATATTTTTTCATTAAAGTGCTTCTTCTACATCAAATTCAAATTGATATAAAGCATTACCATCTTTATCTGCACCAGCTACACCAAACTCTTGAACATCATTTGTTAAGTGAACTGTAAATGCAACATTATCATAAGTTATATCTGAT